GTATATGGAGTATGAACTGCAATACTTTGATCGACCATCATATCAAAATATGACAATCGCCCCAATCTTGAGCGTGCACTTATCTCTGAATTTAAAGTAGTATTAAATGCATTTTGTAATGCCGCTTTAAGACTTGAAGAATCACGAGGATTTAACGTCATATACCACGGTTGTGACGGTGATATGCCACGTTCCACCATTGTTGCGCCTACTGCATCAACAGTTGCGAATGTCGCAATTGAAGTGCCAGGCGTTCCATTATGAATATATAGGTCTGTTGCAGCAGCAGCAGCGATATCTTTATTAACTTCGGCAGCTAATGCACGCACAGCTGGTTTAAATACTCGTTCTTCCCAATTAACACGCATTTTGGTTGTTAAATCTGTAGTTGTATAGGTTACAGGTACAGAATATAACTCCTGAAGCGTGATAGTATCATTAGTTTCTTTAATATCGCTTGCTGTAACTGTTTCACCACGCTTTACGATAAATTGATTATCTAATCGGATATTGACAGTTGTGCCTGCTTCATAAGTAGAATCAGTGAACATCGTGTCATATTTGCGGTTTGCAGTTGCAAAAAAAGTGTTGTTTAAATCGAATTCAACAGCAGCCATTGTAGATAATAGCGTGCTATTAATTAACTCATTAGCCATAGTAGTTCTCCTATTAACTGGTCAAACTACTATCGAACTCCGTATTTAGCCTCTTCTGCTGCTCTTGCTCTCGCACGCAACTCTTCATAACTCATTTTATCCGGGTCTTTCTCAATATGAGAATCGCCCTTCACGGTAGCCGGTGGTTTAGGAGCTTGCTTGACAATCTTTTTACCTTTTGACTGCTCAAATTCAAGTTCCAGTTTGACCATTTCTTTATATTGTTGCTTCGGAGGAAGTTTAGATATCCGCTCAACATCTGCGAAACGATCTTTACCAAGGCTATAAACGAAATCATCAGGATTATCAGAAATTGCAACAGCATCAAGCATTTCTTTTGAAAAAGGCATCGATTCTATGACTTCTTGATAGTCATCATATTTATCATATCCTTTTTCGAACTTAGCCTTTAGCTGTGCGGCTTCAGACTGTGCTCGTTGTTGGGCTTCCCTCTGTTCCTTTAATTTCTCTCGCTTCTGCAAGGTTTCAATAACCTGGCCTTCTACGCTATCACGAAAAAACACTTCGCCAGTTACAGGGTCTGCAACATGAATATTAGCATCAAATTGCGCACCATTCTGTCCCTTAGCTTGTTGTTGTATAGCATTTACAAGTTGAGAAGATTGCTCTTTTAACGTAGCCAATTCATTCTCTACTCGCTCGCGCTTTCTTCGCTCACGTTGTAATCGTTTCTTAGTCCATTCAGGCAATTGCCCGTCTGGATCTTGAACTTCATCACTTTCCCCGCCATCTGATTCAGAGTTATCGACCGTCTCTTCTTCAGTAGAAGATTCAGAAGATTCATCATTATCAGTTTCTAAGTTATTCTCTGCTTCAGAATTAGATTCTGTTTCCGCTTCATCGGCGGCCACTTCTTCGTTTTCTTGTTCATTAATAACTTCTTCGGTCATTTTTCACCTATGCATTTTATTAGCTGCATATTCGCTACTATGGCTATGCATTTTACGGCTGCATATTTGCCTCTATGCATTTAAAGGCTGCATATTTGCCTCATAATGAGAATATATTCTCACAGTAAGAATATATTCTCATACTGAAAAAGTCAAGTTTTTATTGATAAACAGCTTCCTGTGCAATCCTAGAATTTGATGGCTGCAATAGCTTAATCAACTCCCTATTGCTTTCAAAAATAGTGCGATCTTCCTCGGCTTTAATTTTAGCTGCTTCAACAACTCCTTGGGTTTGAGCTTTATTTCTATTTGTTCCAGCATTCATTAGATCGGCTATTCCCCCCATTTGAGAAGACAACGCCTTTATGTGCTCGTCCTGCGCTTTCATCTTAGCTAGCATCTCTACCATTTGCTGCTGTTGCTGCATTTGTTGTTGCTGTTGCTTAATTTTCTGCTGCGCTTGTTGTGCTAATTGAGGATTATCTTTGTTTTGCGCTTGAATTTCAGGTGGTAACGTCATTTCTGCACGGTTTACAATATCTGATGAAATATCAGAGTTAAGCTTTTTAGCCGCAATATCTGGAACAACCGGCTGCATTTGTGGGAACGCTTGAGCAAATTGCAATATTCTTTGATATTCAGCATCACGTTGAGCCGCAAACGAGGATGACGACTGAATAGCAACGTTAAATTTTGCATTAGCAATATCATTGAGAATTGCTCCACCAAAAACCGGAACATTCACCTGTGAAACTAGCGGACTTCCGTCTTCTTTAATTCCCTCTACTGTCCCTGTATCTTGCGTTATTGACTGAAACAACGATAAGACACCTTTGCCTAATTGTTCAATCGATCTGTTTAAATTATCAATAAAAACAAAAGAACTTAAATTACCCTGATTTATTCGTATGTTTTCGGCTTTTCCGGATAAATCCGTGCTGGATGCTCCCTGGTTTGAGTCAAAAACACCTAAAGTAGACTTTATATCCTCATCACCATATCGACCCAACTCTAATAATTGCGGGTTAATTTGTGATGGGGGCTGCTTAACTGGCAATTGCTTTGTAACTGGATCCGGTGTAGCAAGCAATATCCCCTTTCTGCGTCTCTTATCTTTCCATTGTTTTTCATTCCCCTTTATGTTTGCGTGCGTACCCAAATAATCCTCTTTAGTAGAATCTTTTATGTTCTGTACAGTTTCAGATTTAACATAATTTAGGAATTTCTGAGGATCTATAGAATCTTTTATAAATGCCTGTATATATTGACGCCCATCTAAAAAATAACTATTGCCATCAACAAAAACATGCGGCAATTCTTTTCCGCCCCAATCTTTTTTCTCCAGTATTTTATCGCCCATAAATAGATAATTAACTATTTTATAGTCTGTAGCTTTTCTCTTATCAACAATATCTATTTCGTCTCTGATTTGAGCTGAGTCTCTACCTGGATTTTCGTCAAGAAACTTCTCTATTCCTCTTAACTCTTTGGCTGTTATCGTCTCGCCGTTCTTTAGCTTAACCAGGTCAACTGAGAAATATTCTTTTTCGTAATAATCAACTACCGTAACGTTGTCCTCATCACGCCATCCAAATTGATTCTCCAAATAAATAGAATTATTAGTTGCAGTTTCAGGCTCAAATCCAAATCGTTTCTCAAACGCCTTTTTGCTCATTGCGGTTTGATAAAACGAATAATCGCCATCACACTTGGTCGGTTCTGTTGCTGATGGATCCCAGCCGCAACGCTCTGGTTCAGGGATTGCTTCTACCTCAATTTCCTGTCTAAACGAATCTGGATCAGTGAATTTGTTTTTATACGATAACGCGCCAAAACCACCCCCGCTAGAATTTTCAAAACCAATTTGAAAACTTCTTCCGGCGTTTGACGACAGAAATATCTTTCGTAGTTTTGCTTCAGCTATTTTAGCTGTTTGTTCATTTGCTTGAGTACGCTCTGTTGGGATAACCTCTATACCAGGTGTTGACGCACGAACCTCTGCGCTTAATCTCCTTTGATTGGGGGCTAGAATATTGAACGTGAGGGTTACCTTGCCTAGGCTTAAATATTCATTTTGAATATGCTCTTCCCACTGCTCACCCCATAAAAAACGTTTGGTATCTTTAGCGAGATCTATATTATCGCCGAAAAAATCATACCACTTTTCAACGTTATCTTTTATAGAATCCAACTTATCTTGGTCGGATTCGCTTGTCATATCCGTAGATTCAATTGCCATTTATTTAATTCCATCCGCTTGATACCATTGCTTCGCTAGTATCTTCCATATCAATTGTTGATTTTGCCTCATTTTGAGTAAAATGTAAAGCGTCGTATTGCGTACAGTCTTGTATATCTGATGTTGGGTGGGTTTTATCTGGAATATCTATATATCCAGGTTTTCCGGTTTTTTCATCTATTTTCCTGATTTGCTTAAAACAATATTCTCCGTTAAATCCAGCTCGCAATTCTGGACAGCCGTCCCTAGAAACTATAAATGCCGGTTGACCACCCACCATTTTATTTAAATATTCTATTTGAGCCTGGACTCGCGGCTCTATTTTGTTGGTCTGTGGTTTTATTAAATCAAACCCTAACTCTCGTAACGCTGCCTCTTCTCGCTCGGTTATTGCCGGATCACCTGTCGTTTCGTAGGTGTAGCCGCTCAACTCTGAGTTTCGATACGGAGCTACAACAAACTCAGCAAATTCCTCTAAATACATTCTATCAGTAACAAATTCCTTAATAGCGCGCCGTTGACCACCGACCATTTGAGACACGAGACACGCGGGAGTAAATCCTCCGTCAAACGAAAACAAAACTGGATAATCTGGGTCAAAATCTATCTTCGGTACAGAGTGAACGTCATCGTTATATTGAGGATAAACCGCTTTGCCAGGCGTATACATCCCGTAATTGCCCATACAGTAAATATTAATAAATTCCTTTGTATGCCCAGGAACCTGTTTTAAATAATAGTCCTCACCGATTCCTATTCCAAAATTATCGCAATTTCTGTTAGGTAGATAAGTGCCATCCTCTTGTTCAAGCAGACCAGGCGGCTGTTTGAACATTACGTAACCTTGTGGCTTTTCTTTTTCGAATAGTCGATAAATATAATGACGCGTATCGGTTGGGTTTGTATCTGATTCTACCCCGTTCCAATACGGGCATCTCTCAATTTTTGAGCCATCAGGTAATATAATCGGTTTTTTAAAACATTCCTCTACCGTGGATTTATCGATCGAATCACGCTGAGGATATCTACCAAGACGTGAAATTAGGTGGTCCATTATTGCGCGTGGCAATTCACTACCCTCATTTAGAAGCGCATTTGTAGCGTTGAATGATTTGAATTTGCTAGGATCGGTGATCGTTTCCATTGGGATAAACCAAATTTCCCATTCAATAACACCGTTCCCATCGTTGAATTTATGATAATATTCTAATTTATTTCCCTGCAAACAACGCGTCTGTCCTAGGCTAGAAAACCACTGTGTCCACGTATCAAACACACCTCGTTTTAATTGATCAAACGTGTTCCTGAATATTAACGTACGGGCGCGCCTTATCCCGTCATGACATCTAGGCATCTTACAAGCACGTATAAGCAAGTCCATACAACACAACGTGGTTTTGCCACTTCCGTACGGACCCATAACGAATTTCACATCTTCAACGCTTTTATGAAATTCTAAGGCAGTCTTTGATGGCAAATATTTTCGCCCTTCTTCGCACAGAAATTTTATTTGATAGGTGTTGTAGTCAATCAGCACATCTTGCTGATGTTGGAGTTTTACAGCTTGCTCAACCGCCTCTAAGCGTGCGAGGGATAAACTCATTATTTAAGCACTATCAATACCAATAGGATTATAACTACAATCTCAAACCAGTTCATTTGTCGAGTCTCGGCAGAGGCGGCTCTTCTCCTGCTGCTAAAATATTTTTTTCTAGGGTTTGTAGGGTATTTGTTAGCCACTTTTCGAACGTAAAAACAGGGTTACTCCTTACCTCGAACGTCTGATAATTAAACATTTTTCTAAATAATGCTGGGAAAAATAGTGTAGCTTCTTCCTTAGATAGAGATATAATTTGATCTATTATTGCCTCTAACTCGTGCCCTTCTATGGGATAGTCAAGATCAGATAATTTAATCATTTTTTCCCCGTCAAAACGTTTTTAGCAAATAAAGCTTGTTTTTTGGCTTTTGGCCCGAGTTTTCCGCTTAGCGCGGCTTGTTTTTTGGCTGCTGGAATAGGCTTACCTGGCGGCGTTCCTGTAGATTTGTGGAGCCCGCCTTTAGTAAATGCGATAGGTTTTTTTCCTGCCTTTTTCATCACCTGAATTCCCCCTGTTTTAACAGTTTTCCCAGGCGTTTTTTTTGCTCTAGCTGTTTGTATGTAATTAGACGGCCGGGCTGCTTTCTTCAATTTTGTTGCTGTTTTTGGCATTGATTTCCCCTGTATTAATGTTTTTATTGCCCGTCTTTATTATATCCTCAACTGCTCGTAACCGCGTCTCGTATTCGTCGACTTTATATTGCTCCGTGATTG